TGTGAGGAGGGCAAATAAATGAAATGTAAAAGCTGTGGTAAAAACCATTTAAGAGCTGACTTTAACGGCCTATCAACTTCATGTTGGTGGTGTGAAGAGTTGAAATAATGGGATTGTATCAGCAAGACTACAAGAATCATTCAGATTATCAACTGATGCAATTACAAGTTTCTGCAAACTTAAAACTTTATTCTCATTTAGAAAAAGAAAAGGAAACACATCCTAACGTCAGACAGCTCTGGATTGACAGATTGCATGAATATGAAAAGGAAGGATATTTAGTACGTAAGAAAGGACAATGCCCTCTTTGTAAATACAAACAACTTCCAAGAAGTGCATTCAGTGCTACTAAGCATATTTGCAATAAATGCTATTCCTGCCTAAACAATTCTTCTTCCAGAGATTATGAAATTAAATGGTTAAAAGAAGAAAAAGGCTGTTCTATGGAGAAAATAGAGCCGTATCTTGGGGACTATCAGCCACCAGAAGAGATGAAAGACCCTGTTTTCATGGGTTATGAATGGGTAGACACTTATCAAATAAGGAAAAAACATCGAGGCAAAGGCCGTCCACACATTACAAATCATTCTAAATTCTGTCAAGCCAAAGTTAGAAAGGCATCAACACAAAACAAAAAGTGTACTAATCATCCTATGATTGGAGAAAAGTATTGTGCTATACACATAGAGCGCAACACAAGAATTGATAACTATGCTGAGTTCTGTCTAAATAGAAACAAATACATTGGAGAACAATGGAAAGAATTAGAACATTTGATTCACATTAGTAAAGCCGATGACATTACTATTTCAGAAGCGATTGGTATAACAGTTGAAGCGTTAAAAGAAAAGCATAGTGGTGTAGTAAAGCCCAACCCTGCTGGAGCAATTATTAGTAAACAAAAGGTTAGGAACTGGTATAACAAAAATAAACTTCCTAATGGCTGGCCAAATCTAAAAGGCTACGGTGGTAGAAAGCCACTGATAAACTACCTATAAGGTTATATAGCCTTAGTAAATATGACGTTCAAGGTGATGAGACAATGCAAACTGAGACATATACAATCAACTTAGGAATTACGATTCCTGGGCATAAACAATACGAATCCATTAGGGTTAGTGTGAGCGAAACTGGTACCTTACAAGGAAAGGAGCTGGCGGATATTTCTGCAAAGAATGATGCATGGAAGAAACTTAGAATGTCTACTAAGGCAAAACTGTTAGAGGTTGCGGCTGATGCAAGAGAAGCAGTAGCAATGACAAGGATGGACAAGTAACATTAATGAGTGATTTTTTAATTGCTTTTTTAATAGCCGTAACATTTATTATTGGCTTTTGGACAGGTGTAGATTGGTACCGTAGAAAGATAATACAGGAGGCAATAAATGGTAAAACAGAGTGAAACTAAATACACTAAATATGGTTTGGAGCAGAGGCACGTTGGTGCTGGCCCAGCAGAATTACTAAGATGTAAACATTGTGAGGAAGATTTAGTAAACAAACGTTCTAAGTTTCCATACGAGAGAGGGTGGCTTTGTAGACATTGTAAAGCTAAACTGGAACATGGAGTTTCAAACCCGAAGACTTGTTTTCAAGGTTCGGTAATTACTTTGGAGGACTGATGGCAAGCGATAACGATTGGTACTCTGATGAATCGGATGAAACTTTCTACAAAAAAAGACAATCGAATTTATACAATAAGATAGTAGACCTTCATAATTCTATATGTTTTCAGGAGCATGATAAACAAGAGGTTCCTAAAGAATGGAAAGAGGAGTTAAAAGAACTAATTGAGAAATACGAAATACAAGAGGGTTTTAATCCTATAACGGGGAAGGTATTGTAATGGCATACGACGCATTTAAAAAGTTAGATACTACCGAAGAAGTAGTCCGCAGACATCTTAAAGATAACATAGTTTGTAGAGATAGTACAACTTATTTAGAATATTTAATCTTAAGAGAATATTATTTAGCAACAAGCGACAAAGGAAAGCAATGTGAGAATGAAAAGTTCTTATCTGATTTGTATGATTTGCTGCATTACGCACCTAATACTGAAACGATACAAAGAGCAAGACGGAAAGTTCAAAACAAGTATAAAGAATACAGACCATCTAAAAAGATTAGAGACCAGAGAGAACGTCTACAAGATGATTATAGTGATTATGGTTTGGCTGATTGATGATATGGAAATTCGATTGTTTTATATGTGGCTACCGTTGGGAAGAACAACACAAAAAAATAAGCAAGGAGGACTTTGTTAATAGTGTCAAAAAAGAAGGAAGGCCAATACTGATGTGCCCACGTTGTCTGTTGGACAAAGTGTACGTACCAATAGTAGGTTATCTTAAACACTAACCAGGATAGGGTAGATGTTCGTTTTTTGGTTTGATTTGTCTCTAACTTAAAGCTCGTAGGAATCACTCATCTTTGTTGACCGCGAGTATATTGAGCATCTACCCCCTGAAAGAATTAAAACATGGAAGATTTGGAACCTGTTGTTTGTAATAGATGTGAGCATGAGTTTGTTCCATTTGAACAGAGTTACTACTATTGTAAACAAATGGGTTTTTGTATATGGTGTGTACCCGATAACTAAGACACACACACCTTTGTTTCCACTGGAACATTTCTATAAAATAAGAAGTAATAATAATAAAAAAACTAATAAGCCGTCGTACCTCTTTTAATTATATGTACGTACTATGTACTGTATTGTACTGTGTGTGTGTAGTACAGTGTGTACTACACTTTTAAAAAAAGAAAGGGACACACAAACTAATATGTTCCAGTGGAAACAAAGGTGTGTGTCTGTTGCAATAAGTATAAATAATAAGGTATAATATACAATAATAATAATGGGCTTTGTTACGTTAGAAAAAAGTGAGAAAGAAGATTTGCAAAAGAGAAGAGGCAGTTCTATGATTGAAGATGAGTTAAGGGAAGCAATAGAAAAAGCGTTAAACAACATGTATAAATCTCAGTTAACTTTAATTCACCCACGACTAAAAGCGGCTATGCTGATATTGGAAAGAGCATCAAGGAGATAAATGGGCTACTCAAGTTTAGATATTGAAGATTTGCAAAAACAAAAGATAGAAAAGAGAGGCGAAGCAAGAGACATGTTTCAAGGGTTGGGCGTATTAAGCAGGATGACTTGGTTGAAAGATTCTGCTAAATTATATACAGAAGTTTCAAGAATGGTAACTGACGTAACAACAGGAATAAAGCGAAATGATAACACTCCGCTTGGTAGAAAGACAGGACGAGAGTTAGGACTTTTGATGCAAATGCTTGCACAAATGGAAAAGAAATTAGAAAATCTGGCTACTGTACATAACACAATAGTAAAAGAAATGGATAAGGGATACGAAGCTGTAGAAAGATTAAAGCTGGACATGGAAAGGTAATGAGTTTTAATCAACACTTAGGAAAAACAAACAGCCCCGAAGTAAAGAAAGCACCACCAAGCTTTACTATGACTCATAAAGACAGAATGAAAATAGCAGGACTGTTAATAAAAATGGACAAAATAATAAATTTGTCAGTCCAGCATACAGGTTTAAAAGAACATGTTAGAAGAGAGCTTGACACTCTAAACAGAAGAGTTATGGGTTACATTAGACGAAGTTAATATTAAACTATATAGCCTACCCCCCAATATGTGAGTTATGCCATACTCAAAGAGCAATAAGCCACCGCATTACATTTTTGCCATATCTGACACTTTTCAAAAAGACTGGAGTACATTCTGTACACAGGCTGACAAAAAACAAAAACCTATCTCGGAGCATTTGAGGAATGTCATCAAAAAGCACAACAAATCAGATAGTAGTTAGGATTGCTAATACTGGCCCCGTAAAGGCCATTGAACGCCATTTGTATTGGCTTTCTATAATTGCTAAGATAATGGTATTCCTGCTCTTTATTTACGTTTTAATGCAAATACCCACAGGAGGTGAAAATATAGTATGAAAAATAAACACGAATCGCATCATTTAAAAGACACGTGGTACCCTCTTATATGTAAATTATGCAAGAGTAAAGCTAATTGGGCAAACGAAGGTTCGGGCGATGCTTATTGTACACAATGCATGGAGGATGTAGCATTCAAATGAGAAAATATACAGAACAGGATAAAGAAGAAGCGTTCACACTGTATGCTCAAAGTTGGAGCTATGGTGATATTGCTAAAGAAATGAATAAAAGATACAAGGGCTACAAGCTCAACAAATCCACAGTACTTCGTTGGTCAACCAAAGGGGAATGGGATAAAAGAAAAGACGAAGTAATGGACAAAGTACGCAACGTTACGCAACGTAAGGCAACTACTTCTATTACGCGCGCAATTAAATTAGGAAGCAAATTACAAAGTAGTTTCAATACTCAATTAGAAGAAGGCATGGAGTTAAGACCTTCAGATGCTTATGCATGGACACGGTGGTTGGTTCAACTGGAAACCGCAGTAGAAGCCAGAGATGTTTTAATTGAAGAAGTTGCACAACTTTCTGCTGAGGCAATGGATAAGGCAGGAATACCAAAACAGAAACAAGCAGCCTTTGCTCAATACTATACACAATTAGTCAGAGACCTCAAAGGTAAATCCAATGACTGATGTTACAGACCATAAAGATTTCATAACCTATTTTGCAAAACACCTAAACCCAGGTAAGATTCCGTTCTTAGAATTTACAGATGAAGCCATGATGGAGTACATGGTTGAGGAACCAGATGAGTATTTTCCACTCGCAGACATGCATAAAACATGGTATAAGTCCCTCCAGGAGAACGAAAGGGTGGCAATTATATGTGCAAGAGGACACTTAAAGACCTCTTTTAGCCTAACTTATTTGCTATGGCAGATGTATAGCAACTCTAATTTCAGGGCATTATACATCGGAAATACCTTTTCTCAGGTAGTAGATAAGCTAACTCAATTTGAAGAATTGTGCAGAAGGAGCTGGCGAGTGTCTCCATTAATTCCATCTAAAGAAAATACCAAATACAATACAGCCCGTTGGAACATGACCCAAAAGGAATTTTCTAACGGCTCCAGAGTAAGAGGTGCGGTAATAGGTGGAGCATTAGAAGGGCCACACGTTCACTTGATTATTTTAGATGACGTATTGGAAGAGTTTCCCAGGTTAAATGATGAGAAGATTATCAATTATCTTAATCGTGTTGTTCTGCCTATGCGTTTACCCAAATCACAAATAGTATTGATAGGAACTCAAAAGAGACCTGCTGATATTACTGCCTATGTAAAAGAGAATCCTTATTGGGATTGTATTTGGCATCCTGCATTAAAGAAGGATGGATTACCACGATGGCCTGAATACTGGACAGTAGATAGATTAGAAGAAGAAAGATTAGCAATGGGTTCAAGAGCATTTGAATCCGAATATATGCTGAATCCTATTGACCCTGAGAGTGCAGTTATACCATGGAGTGTACTCGAACCATGCCTAAATAAAGACCTTGAAATGTTTTCTGGACCAATAAATGACTGGATAACAGTGATGGGAGTGGACTTAGCAGTAGGTTTTGACACCCAACATGACGAAACAGCGTATTGTGTTGTTGCCTATAATCCTAAAACTGAACAGCGTAAAGTTCTACATCAATGGAATGGAAAGGTTCAGGGAGAAGGTGCGAGTTGGTTAAAAGAACAAGTAACTAACATCTCTAAGATAGCAGGAATATACAAACCAGAAAGTATAATGGTAGAAAGTAATGGATTCCAAAGGTTAGTTGCACATGCTGCCCGAGATGTTGAGAGGCTTCCAATTAAAACTCACAACACAGGAAATGAACGTAACCATTCACAGATTGGTATTCCTGGGATTGCAGTAGCAATGGAAAAAGGATTATATGAAATACCATTTGGAGGAACAGCAAAAGAAAGCAGTAGGCCAGGTACCCGTGACTTGGTTAGAGGGTTAATGCAATTAATGTGGGATGGTAAAGGGAAGTTAGAAGGACATGTTGCAGACCCAGTAATCTCCCTTTGGATGTGCGAATTAGCGATAGAAGAAAGAGAACGCAAAAAGTTAAATATGACTAACTGGACTTGGTTGTGATGGGAATATTGGACAGGTGGTTCAACAAACCGAAGAAAACCAAGTCAGGTCTTCAGACTTATCTTGATAAAAACACCAATTCTCTGTTAAAAGAAGCACGTACACCAGTGTATGATGCGGCAGCAGCGTCGTCTTATCAGTATGGAAACCAACTGATAGAGCCACCTTTTGACCAGCACTACGTTGAATACCTTGCAGACAACTATTCCCATCTCCGAACAGTTATACAAAAAATAGCAGCACAGGTTGTTGCTAAAGGTTGGGATGTACAAGCAGTAGATGATGATGAAAACAAATCCGATGACCAAAAAGAAGCAATACTATCTTTGTTAACTGACCCGTCAAAAGGAAGTGCAGACATCAATGGCTCGGAAATCATTAAGGCAATGGTCAGACAGTTAGAAATATTCGATGATGTTTGGATTTCAATATTATACGAAAGAGTAGTTAGTGAAAGCGGAGAGATTGTTGGTAAGAGAGTTAAGGAACTTTGGATAGAAGATACTAAGAAAATGCGTTACAATACAGATAGATTTGGAAGATTCCAAGACGTTGATAGGTTCTGTCCTTTATGTAGAAACGGTGTTGGAACGTCAAAACATTGCGATAACTCCCAATGTAACGACACTGAGACAGCTCTAATTGCCTATACTTTTCAAGATGAGGAGAGTGACATCCATTTTGCGAGAGATGAAATTATACACTTTAACAAGTATTCTTCCTATGCAAGACTGTATGGTAATCCACCAATTCTTGCTTTAGCAAAGAAAATAGAAACGGCCTTAGCAGTAGAAGCATATCAGAATAAAGTCTACATGTTAG